TCGCCATCCAGCTCATTCAGACTCTGGTCGATGCGCTCTTGAACCCTGATAATCTGGCCATGCTCCTTGACAGTGCTCTTGGAATCATCATGTCCCTTGTCACATTCCTGACAGATCCGGACAATGTGGTCAAATTGCTTAACGCAGCTACCACGATTATCTTGAGCCTTCTCAATGGACTTTCAACGGCACTTCCGCTTCTTATCCCGGCAGCGATAAACGCTATCTTAACTCTGGTCGACACATTGTTGTCAAGCGGATGCCTTGAGCAGATCTTGAAGGCTGCGTTGACTCTGATCAACTCTCTGGCTATCGGCCTTATCCAGTATCTCCCTGAGCTGATTTCACGTCTCCCGGAGATCATCTTGGGTATCGTATCGTTCCTGACAGGAGATGCGCTTCCTGACATCATCGAGGCAGGCTTCACGCTCATCACTGGCATTGTTGGAAATCTCCCGGCCATTATTGGAGCCATCCTTGAGGCACTCGGAGAGCTCGTTGTCGGAATGTTCACCTACATTACGACTGACGGAGCTGACGATCTCCTTGAAGCGTTCCAGGCTGCCTTTGACGGTATCATAGCTGGTGCTTCTACATGGGGTTCTGACATTATCGGAAACCTCATTGACGGTATCGGTTCAATGTTCAACAGCCTGACTGATACAGTCGCTGATGCTGCAGGAATCATCGCAGACTTCCTGCACTTCTCCGAACCTGAGAAGGGACCTCTTGCAGACTTCAACGAGTCAGGATCTGACATGATGAAGAACTTCATCAAGTCTATGGAAAGTGAACAAGCAGATCTGCAGGATGCGTTGAACGAGACTGCTGGAATCATCAGTCAGGGCTTTGATAACTCCTATGAGATCTCTGCCAACAGTATGGTCCACCATACAAGCGACTTCGATGCAGGCTTTGCAAGCTTCCAGCAGACACTTTCTGCTCTGCCCGGAGGCGATAACTCGACATGGGTATTCCCGATCTATCTCGGAACAGAGCATATCGACACGATCGTTGTTGATGCTCTTGATAGAGCTAATTTCATCTCAGGAGGTCACTAATGTTAGGTTATTATCTCCAGTTCAACGGTGTCCAGTTTCCGAACCCGAAGACACCTTCAAGGTCCCAGAAGACGATAGAGAATGTCTCACAGTCGGAAGCTGGTACCGACTTGGTCTGTGTCGTAAGAGCAGCCAAGAACACATGGTCGTTCTCATTCAATCTCTCATCCAAGACGAGAGACATCTTGAAGGCTATATGCCAGCAGGAATCGACCAGTATGACATATATGGGAACCACTTACACCGTAAGGGTAAGAGACTTCAAAGAAAAGCTCGTAGAGAACTCGGAATGGGTAACACGTTCCGAAGGTCTTTATGAGTGCAGTGTTAATGTAACGGAGTTCTAAAAATGTATACTGTTTCGGATGAATACAGAATAAAGATGCTCGATCAGGTGCAGACTCATGCTCTCTCCGGAACCATCGATTCTATTTCGTTCACTGGTGGTGATGTCATCGGTGTCTCTTATACGGCAAAGTGTGCTGACAAGAAGGTTAATATAGGTGGTGTCAATATTGGTACACTCAAATTAACCTTCCTGACAGACATTCTCAATCGTGGAGACTACTTCGGGAAGGAAATAACCATCTCTGACTCACTCCTGATAGGCTATGACGATGACGACGATCCAATATGGGAATCTGTACCTCTCGGTACGTTCTACGTTGCAGAAGCGACGTGGCGAGCTGAGGGCATGGTCGACATAGTTGCTTATGACTGTCTTTCCAAGATGGATAAGAACATTGACATCGATACGTCATCAGGAACGGTATACGGCTTCTGTAAGTTTATCGAGACTCAGACAGGCGCGACTTTTGGCATGACTCAGGCAGAGTGTGAAGCTCTTCCTAACGGAACAGAGCTGATCGCCTTATATGAACAGAACGATCTTGAGACATATAGAGATCTTCTTTCAGCTTTGGCCCAGATGGTCGGAGGTTTTGCTTATGCAGCCAAAGACGGTACCTGGAAGCTCCGAACATTCGATGATACTTCGGTGTTAGCTATTCCGAAGAACCGAAGATTTTCAGGAGCCAGATATTCTGACTTTACAACACTGTATGACGCTATCTCCTATGTAGATGTGGCTACAGGCCTTCTCAATGTCATAGGTGATGCAGACGGAGTCGTATTGAAGCTGGGATCTAACCCATTTTTACAGTATGGATCCTCCGATGCCATAAGCAGAAGGGCATGGGCAATAGTAGATGCTGTTGAAAAGATTGCATATACTCCGTTCCAGGTAGGTCTTCTTCCTGCGTTCATAGCTCTCGATCTGGGAGACGTGATCTCGTTTACCAATGACTATGCAGAAGAGACTACAACCGGAGCCGTAATGAACCTGACTTGGACTTACAACAAGTCATTCAAGGTATATTGCTATGGCGACAATCCTGATCTGCAGTCTTCCCAGAGTAAGACGGAAAAGAATATTTCAGGCTTGCTCCGGAACACAACAGACAATGAAGTCACATATTATAACTTCACCAATGTCGATTCGATAACTTTCGGTTCTGAACAGGAAGTCGACATCGCTTCTCTGGCTTTCACTTCTGCACAGAGAACGACGGTCAAAATACTCCACGAGTTTATCTTTGATATGCTTGCGGATCTTGCAGAGGACTGCTCATACGAGATCAGATACTATCTTGATGAAGCTCTTGTTGCTTATAAACCTTATGAGCGTATCAAGGGTGTCCAGGGCCTTACACAAGGTGACACGGAGTTTTCTATAACAAGAGACTTGTTCTACATCCTCAAAGATGTGGAGCCTAACGTAAGACACACTTGGCGAGTGGCTATCATCACTCACGGAGTAGATAGCACAACGATAGATGTGAACCACGCTCATGTTACTCTCGAAGGTCAGAGACTTTATGGCGAGAAATACTTTGACGGCTATGTTGAAGTCAAGGATGACATCACGCTCGTACCTCTTGGTTATCTCAGCCTGGTATCAATTACAGATTCCGTCAGCTTGTCGACATACGCTCTGGTAAGCGGAGCCGGAAGCGATAACATCGACTTCTTGAATATTGACTATGTGGACTTGCTGAACATCCAGGAAGGAACAGGAGCTCTTTCACCACATATCTACTTCCAAACGGTCTTCGGATATATCCTCACGGAAGACGAAGATTATCTCACAACAGATAGTGGAGACAGACTAATTCTTTAAGGAGGCATTTATGGCAGATAAGAAAATATCAGAACTTGATCAGGTGTTACAGATCAATAATGATGCAGTATTTCCGATGTCACAGAATAGTGGTGGAACACCTACCACATACAAAGCATCTATAACGCAGCTTGGTGCAGAGATTGGAGAGGACCAGACCTTCTCTAATCTCCAGACTACAGATAAAACGCTGGTCGGAGCAATCAATGAGGTCGCTCAGGGTGGTGGAGGTGGTGGATCCTCTAACGCTAATCTGGCACCGGACTATGATGCGACATCGACTTATGCGGTAGGTGACTGGTGTATCTATAACGGAACACTCTATCAGTGCAATACTGCTATTCCTACAGCCGAAGCTTTTGATCCTACTCACTGGACCGCTAAAAAGGTTGTTGATGCTTTCGCAGACATTGAGGATGAGCTTTACGATAAGGTCGACACAACAGACTTTTACGCAACTAACCTCCCAATCGAAAGCGGTTCGGCAACTGACACGAAAAGTTATATTGATAGTAAAACTGCGGTTAGTGATATAGCAAGTTCACTAACGCTTGATACTAACTATTTTACGGCAAGCACAAAGCAAGTTTATAAATCAGGTAATACAGTCAATATTTGTTTGCGTGGTAGTCTTACGGCTACAAATGGTGCAATTCTCGGAACTATCGCAACCTATTACCCAAAGGCAAGCCGTATTATATGCGATTTTTATAATAACGGAGCACCCACACCCATTACAACGGGTGCGGTTTGGTTAAATGGTGAAAATGGAAGAATATTTTACTTTGGTGGTAGTGTTACAAGCCTTGATGTTTGCATAACAGTTACTTATATATGTAACTAATTCGGTATAATTCATATTTGTTTGAACAGAAAATGAGGGAGCTTTTAGCTCCCTTTTTAATTGAAAAAGGAGGAAAATACAGTGATTAAGGATAAGACATTTTTAACAGGGTTTAATCAGCCTAAACTCCCGAAGCTGAAAGGACACGTTAAAATTACTCTCCATAACTGCCGTACAGGTAAGAATGAAGTTATTGAAGGCGATAACATCATCACCAATGCAGTTAGAGATATTTATGCTAATAATTTTCTTGGAGCGATCGACTACTTCAAGACGATGCCTCTCTGGTCAAAGTGGTATGGCGGAGTGCTCTGCTATGAGAACCCTTTTGCCATAGCTGAGGGTGAAAGTGATCCTGATCCTGATGATTACTTTATCCAGGGAAATGATGTGAATGAGTGCGTAGCTCATGCCGGTGGTACCGTTATTCCGACAGATCACGATGACGATCTTTTGAGAGGTTCACCGACAAGGTCATCGTTTATCTATACTGACAATAGCGTAAAGCAGGTCTGGGAGTGGCTTCCTTCACATGGCAATTCAGGAAAGCCTATCTCGGCTATTGCTCTTACTCACGCAGATACAGGCGATGCAGGTACCGGTTCTTCGTTTTATGCTTTCCAGAACTTTTCTCCTTTTGCACTTATTCAGGGAGCACAGTTGCCTAATTCAAACTTGAGTTTGCTCAATGCTGATAACCTCTTTGCAAGATATGATGATAATCACGGAATCTTCTTTACGATCGGAGATGTAGGCGACTTCCGCTATGGAAGACATACATCCTTTGCTACGAAGAAGCTCACGGTCTATGTCAGGAGACTTCCGTACTTTAAGTCCGGACTGTACGAGACAGGACACGCAGACAGCGATCATCAGAGAGTATTCACGGTAGAGACTACTGGTGCGAATATGTACGCACAGCCTTCTTACTTCTTTGATATTTCAACGAAGTATCTTTGGGTGTTCTACAACAATACTTCGACTTGTAATGTTACATCAGGTGATACATGGTGGGCTGGTACCTGGAGCAAAAACACTGTTAATTACTTTGTTGTTGACTGTGAGAATGAGACGATCGTCGATGAAGGCACGATCGTAAGTGATACAAATAACCTCGCTCCTCTTTCAATGCCTATGGCAGTCTCTTCTACATCAGAATATACCGATTACTATGCAAACGCTTGCATTGTTAAAGACGGAAATTATGTTTATCTGCCAACAGGGACAATGGGAGGTTATTGGACCGATTATAATGCTTATCACATTACAGGTTATAAGAAGATCAACATCTCTAACCAGAGTGATCAGGAACAGATCACATTTAATAGTACACAGGATGCTTTCCTGTCAGCTACTAAGGCTGGTGGTCTTATCATCAATCCGGGAAGAGTTGTAAATAACGGAGTTGGTTATACCTGCAATCAGCAGATTGGAGAGAACAACAGAGCTTTCCAGGACATGAACAAGGTCTCGTTCCTTGCTATGCCTATCGGTGTAGGCAACGAGAGCGGTACCAGAGCTCGATATTTAGCAGCACACAAGATGGTCAATACATCAAAGTTTAATCTTCCTTCTCCGGTCCAGAAGACATCTAATCAGTCTATGGCTATTGAGTACACGTTGACGGAGGTGAGCTGAAATGCCTAATGAGGTCTTAACGGCTCTCATGGCTCTCATCGGTACGCTTGTCGGTTCGGGATCAGGAATACTGATCTCGAACAAGCTCGTCAATTATCGGATAGAACAGCTCGAAAACAAGCTCGACAAGTACACGAATAAATCAGACGAGGCCATGAAGGAGCTCGCAGTTGCCAAGAGAGATCTTGAGACTGCTTTTTTCCGTATAGATGAGCTTCGGGAAGAAGTTCGAAAAATAAAGAAATAGGAGGACTCGACATGAAACTTCCAGATAAAGTCTACATTGTATTGAAGTGGGTAATGTTGCTTGCGACTCCGGTATGCACGTTCATACTCGGAATCATAGCTGCAATTCAGACCGGGGATGTGTCCGCGATCATCACGGCAGTCCTCGGAGGTCT